TTCACCCGGATCGTGGATCCTGCAACCAGCGCGGTGCCAGCGGGTAACGTGGTTTATCTGGACGCGGATCCAACTGGCACCTGGCAGGCACCGCCAGCCGTCTGCAATAAGATCCCGGCGATCACGTCTAAATTGCAATGTTTGGTTGCCTACACCCCAGCACCATAAAACAAAGGGGCCAAATTGGCCCCTATTTCAACGCCTGCCGCGTTTTTTACAGTGTCTTAATACCTTCCCCCAGCTTTACAGCGTCGAGGCCGCTACGGCCTTCCCAGAGCGCCTTACACGCAATGCGCCGACGCAACAGCCCAAGCATGGGTTTGCCGTCGTTAAATTTCCATCGTTCGAATTGCTGCCCGGCCTGCGCGAACTGGCCCCGGTTGACCATGCGCAGCAGGGTGGACGCTTTGAACTGCGGTTCACCGATGTTAAACACGAAATCACAAAGCGCATCAAACTGGCCTTGTGTCAGATCCACGGTGACGAGGCGTTTTACAATGCTGGCCGCGTCGGCCATATCCTCGATCAGCCAGGCATCTGCCTGCGCCACGGTGCAAACGTCGCCGGGCTTAACGCCCTTTGTATGGCCCCTGCCGATTGTCCACGGGTAGCCGTTTTTGCTGCCCGGATCCGGGTAGGCTTTGGCCTTAAAACCTTCTGCCCACGTTGTAACGGCCAGGCCGTTATTGGACACCTTAAGCGTTTGGTTTGGCATCGTTCTGATCCTCCGTTGGTGATGCACGTTTTACACGGCCCAGAAACGGCAGCTTTTCGCTAATCGCATCAAGTGCGGTTTCTACGCCGACATAACCCAGAAAGACGCTGGCGAGATAGCCCCACTTCTGCCCCTCGATCCCGAAGTAGTCCAGAACGGTGGAGATCCCAAAGGCGAACGCGGCGCACAAAAAGCCGCTGGTGACGATATCACGAAAGGGGTGTTTCATTTGCCAGTGACGGAAAACGGCCACCAGCGCCGCGATGAATGAAAACCCAAGTTCATGGCGGTAAAGGTGAAACATCTGGTAAAGCGTAATTGGTTCTGACATGACGGCCCCCGATTTATGAGATTAAAAAACGGGGCAACGATAACGCAGAATAAAAAAAAGCGCCACGGTGGGCGCTCGATCGAGGGGTTAGGCTAACTGCCCGCCAGGGGAGCAGATCCGGCTATAGCGTTCATGCGTCATGAGTTCCCAGGTTTTGCCACCGTCACGCGAAAGCAGCCGGTAACGCCTGCCCACTTCCGCGCTGTAGAATCCCTTTTCCCGCATCTTGCGCGGGTGGATCAGCCCTTCCCGGATCTTTTGCTCAACGTGGCACGCCTTGCTGACGATCTTGTGTGGAATGCTCACGCGTCACCTTCCTGGGTGGATCCCGCCATACGTGCAAAGCCCAAAGCAACCACGGCAGCAACCGCGAACCAGACAACCAAAACAGCACAAATTGTTAACATATTCGATCCTCCTGTTACTGGGTTAATCGGTGGGCGCGGTGCCCACCGGTAAATAATTTACACTTTTGCGCGGTCAACTGCTGCGTGGCATTCCTCCCGCAATTCCAGCAGCGCGGCCAGCACGTCACGTTTGAACCCCTGGGAAAGCGCCATTAACGCCCACTCCACCACTTCCGGGGTATCAAGATCATGCGTTGTTACTCCATTGCGGCGGGTGAGGGTTAAGCCCAGCTCACCGGCTGCGGTGGTGGTATCACCGGACAGCAGGCGGATCGCGTTGCTTACGGTGATGTGGTTTTTATTCAGCCCCATACGCAGAGCGGTGCAGACGCGGGCCAGTGATGCGTTTTGTGCGGTGGTAAGTGCTTTCATTTTCGTTTTCCTTTCGTCGGTGCCGGCGGTCTTGCCGGGTGAGATTCAAATATACTTAATCTTGATAACTTGCGCAAGTGGTTAACAAAAATAATTTGCAGAAATAGTTAACTTTCTTTCCTTGCCGTTGGATAGATACATGGTTTATCTTAGTGATTCCCGTTATCTATCCGAGTGCAGAAAGATGAATTTTAACGACTTCCCCGAGTTCCAACCGGGCGCAAAGCCAGGCCAGACGCAGGCCGACGGCATAGACCCCACGCAGTTAAGCGACGCAGAACGCGAGCAGCACGCCGCACAAAACGCTATCCCCGACGCCCCAGCGCTGGACGATGCACCAGAGTGGCACGCCAACATGATGATCCCCCCAGAGCAGTGGGCCGAGATTGAGGCCGAGGCAACCAGCAGGGGGCTGGAGCAGGACGAGGACGGCCACTGGTTCGACGCGCCGCAGGAGCCGAAACGCAAGATCGTGCAGGACGACAAGGGCCACACGGTCACGGTGGACGAAACCGACGAGCGAGAGGCAATCACCGATCACGAATGGGCCGCGAAGGTTGACGCGTTCACCGAGCGCATGACGCAGCGAGGCGAGGAGATAGCCCGCCCGGCCAGCCACCTGATCCACTCCCTGATCCCTGCCCAGAGCACCGGGATCATGTTCGCGCCGTCGGGCACCTACAAAACGTTTGTTGCGCTGGGCCTTTGCCAGTGCGTTGCCGCTGGCGTGCCGTTCAACGGGCTGGCAGTGCGCCAGGCTGGTGTTTATTACGCAGCGGTGGAGGACGCCGCAGGGGCTTACCAGCGCGCCGAGGCGTGGAAAGAGCAGCGCGGCAGCGGGCTGGATCATTTCGTCGTGGACAACCAGCCGATCCCGCTTTGGGATAATAACGCCTGTTACCTTCTGGGCAGGGCGCTGCGTGACACGTGGATCCGCAACAAGGGCGTGCCGCTGGGCCTGGTGGTTATCGACACCCTGAGCACCAACATGGGCGGCGCGGTCATTGGCGATCAGCCATTCAGCGAAAACAGCAACGACCAGGTGGCGGTTGTGCTTAAGAACGCCGAAACGCTGGCGCGCGAATCCGGGGCCACCGTCCTGATCGTGGCGCACAGCGGCAAGGACACCACCAAAGGCACGCGCGGCGCATCTGCATGGCGCGCTAACGTGGGCTTTCAGTTGCTGTTAACCCGGGGCAAAAAGCCGGGGCAGGTGACGATCCACCACGACAAGGCGAAGAACGGCCAGCAGTTGCCGCCACGCGTTTTCAAGCTGGACAAGATCCCGTTACCGCTGCGATTCATCAAAGCCGAGGAGGACGCGTTACAGGGCATGATCCAGCCGACGCAGACCACGGCAAACGGCTGGGATATGGGCGGCAGCAAATCGACGCTACAGCTTGACCCGATCGCCGTGGGCAGTCCGAAGCAGGACGAGGGCGACGAGGAGGATCAGAAACCGCAGCCGGGTGGCCGTTATGCGTCACTGCCTGCCGAACTGGTAAGCCGTGGCAAGCTGAACAACGCCGGGAAACTTTGGGCATTCATGCGAGCGCACAAGGAGGATCAGCGCTTTGAGGGCAACCGCTACCCGCGCGCCATGCTCAAAACGGCGATCGATAGTGACGATGAATTTTACCGGGTGCCCGGCGGCAGCTTCAACGCGGCGGTGGAATCACTGATCGGGCTGGGGCTGGCCGTGGTGCAGAGTGAGGGCGCAAAATCTTACCTTACGCTGGCGAAGGACTACGCCAAAGGCAAGTTGACCATGCACCCGTTGCCGACGGATTGGAAAGCGCCAGAACATGCCCAGCAGTCAACTGGCAACGACGGCGAAATCCTGATCGACTTCTGATCCAGATAACTACAACCAAACAACACCTAATAGCTAAGTTATAGATATATAGATTACACCCCCTAAAGGGGGTGTATATCTATCTATAATTATCTAATAGCTGTTTAGAGTGTTCTGCTTATATATCAATGACTTACGAAATAACTCAATAGATAGGTATATCCATAATGAAATCAATAGCTTACGAGCACGCAGAAGTTAGACCCCTTGCGCCATACATGAGAGCAATCATTTCATGGAATCCGCGATCAGCAATCGATCGCCGTCTGGTGGGCAAAGTGGTAACGGTGGTTGCAAGGCATACGACTGAACCAGATAGCCTTTGGCGTGTATCGCTATTCAATCCCGTGCAGGGGATCCAGTTTGTCGATCTGCATCCAGCCGACTTGTTGACGCTTCACGGCGTTGCACGTCGCCAGATGGGTGCGAATCCTTACACGCTTCACAAAGCGGGAAGGTTGAACGATTGAGAGCAGCGCCGGGCGTGTCGATTTGCAGCGCCTGCGCGCGATAGGATGGGCAGCGGTGGGCAGTTTTTGGGCCTGCCGTTTTTTTGTCGGGATCTGGCGGCTTGTCTATTGACGGGTTGCGCAAGTAGTTACATAATCATGGTTCACTTAACAGAGGAGTTAACACAATGGCGGGTTTAATCTTAATGTTTATTTTCGGCGTGCTGACCGGCGTTTGCATCGCCTGCGGCTGGCAGATGATCACCGACCTGAACAAGAAAGCGCGGGGCCGTAAATCATGAATATGGCCGCTTACGTTATCGCGGCGATCCTGGGCGCACTTTTGTGCGTCCTGCTGGGGGCCAACGTCTGGCGCTACAGCATGATCACCGAAATGGTTTACAGCGCTGGCCTGGTGGCCGGTGCCGTCGCTGGCGGCGTTGTGCTGGCTATTTTCAGCGCATACGAAAAGCGCGTGATCGAACCGATGCGCGCCGCCGTCAAAGCCGCTGAGAAGGTAGCCGAGAGCCACCACACTGGGGGGAAATCAGAATGATCGCAGGGGGAGCAATTGAGCAGCTACGCAAGACCACCGAGCAGGAGGCGTTAAGCCGCGCCTTTGGCCGCATGGTTCACCAATACAGCCAGCCGATCAACGAGCGGCAAATATTTTGCAGGCTGACCAACATCAAGCGCGATCGATATGGCCGACGCGGGCACACCCTGCGCGGCTGGCGTGACCGCAACCGGCTTTACCTGCGCGGCACTGATGGGCAGCTTTACCCGGTGCCGCAGGGCCACGGCACCAGCAACATGATCAAGCTGATGGAAAACGGGCGCTTGTTCCTGCTGACTAACGGGATCTACTGATGATCGAGATCCTGGCGTATTACTACCTGATCGGCGTGGCCCTGGTGGCCGCGCTGTTAATCCGGGGCTTTGCGGGCCAGATCATGGAACTGGTGCGCGAGGAGACACCACCCACCCCGCCCGTGCTTCTGCCACTGCTGGCGCTGATCATCGTCGGGGGCATCCTTTGCAGCCTGGCGATCATGGCAGCGTTGTGGCCGTGGGGCGTGTATGACGAGATCCAGAAAGCAAGGGGCAAACTATGACCACCTACCAGGGGCACAACATGGTTAAGCGTACCGATCGAGACACCAAAGGCGCATTGCGCGCCCAGCTTATCGCCGCAGCACGCGAACCCGGGGCGCACACCCTGATCGTGAAGCGCAAGCGGTACAACAACGGCAAAGGCGCACTGGAGGCACCCAGCGAACTGATGCAGAAGGTGCAGCACGCGATCCAGGGCTGGGCGAAGTATTTCGAGATCGCAGGCGTGACCAAAGCGGGCAACGTGATCGTGTCCATCCTTGCCGAGCCGCCAGAGTTTTGACTTGCAACCATCGTTAACCAGTGCTATTGTTAACGCTCAAGTTAACCAATGAGGGGCAGCACGATGGACAAGCAGCAGCACGACCACGACGACGAGCAGGAGAATGGATTAGATCCAGACTGGTGGATCGACGACGACACCACCCGCGCCGAGTACAACGAGCGCACCCGCCGACACGCAGCCAAGTGGCGCGACGATTGGCATTAATCCCCCAGCCCCGCAAGGGGCTTTAATCATCGGAGCACGACAGAATGAGCCAAATCAGCGAGAAACAATTACGCGCCAGGATCCAGCAGGCGCAGGCAGATCAGCAGCACGCAGCGCAGGCGCAGCACGACAAGCGCATGTTTGTGGAGCGTGACGACGGGATCGACTTCTGGCGAGAAACCGCCATGAGTTGGCACAAAAAGGCCAGAAGCCTGGCCGACCAGTTGCGCATTGCTCAACACGACGTTACCGGCCTGGGTAACGAGGTTAAATTGACGTCGATCGAGCGTGACCACTGGCGCGCTGAGTACGATCAGAATTATCAGGACGTGTTACGCGCAGAGGCCCGTTGTGATGCGTTTAGCGACATCATGGACGCGTTGAGCCGTGGTTACAGAATGGAGCCTTTCGACGGCTGCGCGAAGTGGTGGCGACACGACACCGACACGTTGCAGGCTATCGCCAAAGCCGCACGCGAGTGGGAGGCAGAGCAGGACAGCAAGCCGCTGCCGGATCATGCCTGCGTGCCATGCTTCACCGACACCGGGCCATGCACAGACCCAGCGCAGTGCCACGTTGGCGCGCAGCAGGTTGACCCAACCAGCGGCGAGGTTGAGGCCGAGGAGTTGATCGGCATCGCCAACCATATGGCCGGGAGCCTGGGCGGTATGCCAGACGAGTGGCAGGCGTGGGCGATCGAGATCGAGCAGGACATAAGACGAGCGGCCACCCGCGTGCGCAAGATTGAGGATCAGCCGTGCGATTGCCAGGCTTACCCGATACTGGGCCACGAAACGCCGCACGAAACGCAGAGCGGCTACAACCGACTTAAGCACGCCACCGGCCTGATCATGCAGCTACCCACCGACCACGACGGGCGCAACACCTGGCTGATGAACTACGCCGAGCGCAACAGCCTGGAGGAGCAGAAATTGATCCGCGCCAACCCTGCGTTGTTCGATGAACCCGCGCAGGCTTTTGCAGTCCTACAGCAGAAGCGTGGCAACTGGATCGTGTGGGAGTGGGATTATCAGCCGGGCGACATGCCAGCCACCGCGATCGTGGAGATCAAGACCCGCGACAACCGCACCAACATTCTGGAAGCGAGCGTGATCGATTGGTCACAGGTGGCGCAATATCGGATTATTCAGCGCGATCCCGGTGTTGACGCAGAGCACGCGGCGAAAGCAGACTAACCAACAACCGGCGGGTGTAAAAGCCCGCCACACCTGAGAGGATCGGATCATGACCGATAAACTGACCCAACCCGAAGCACTGCGCCAAAAGCTGGCGCATGAGGCCCAGCAGCAGGCCGCGCCGCAGACCGGCAAGACCGTGATCGGCTATCGTGAACTGAGCAACGCCGAGATCCTGGCGATGAATCAGCTTAAGCAGGCCAGCCGCGCGTTTCTGGCTGAACTGGAAGCCGTAGCCACCCACCTGCCCGAAGCCGATCGCCGCTGGCTTGCCATTGCCCGCACCGATATGCAAACCGCTTGCATGGCCGCGTGCCGTGCCGTAACCCGCCCGAGTGAGGACAACTAAGCATGACCACCACCGAACGCCGCAGAATGCTGGACAAGGCCCGCGAGCACTTCCGCGACAAAGGCCACGACAGGACAACCGCCCGCAAACTGGCCCGGATCCTTGTCAATGACTTTGAGCGCCAGCGCAAGGCCGGGCTTATCACCGGCTAACCTTGCCAGCCTGCTGCCAACCCCATAAAATCCCCTGATGGAATAACCAGACGGGGATTTTTTTATGGGCAAGTTTAGCAGTGACAACCAACCGACCAACCGCAAGCCACGCGGCAAGGCGAAGGACAACGCCACCAGACTGATCGAGGCAATGGAGCGGATCCGCGTGAAGGTGCCCGATCCGTCGTGCCCTGACGACTTCCCGCGAAAGCATATCCTTGTGCCGTGGACGGTGGATCTACTCATGGAGCAGATCGCGCAGAACGCGCCGAAGGAAACCGGCATCTTGATCACCATGTTAACAACGCTTTTCCCCCGCGATCGTTCGGTGGCCCCTGCCGTCACGTTTAACTTTGACGACAAGGACACGCCAAACCAGCGGCTTGATAAGGTGTTAGCAGCCGTTGCCGACGGTTCGATCAGCCCGGACAGCGCGAAGATCGTTAGTGATATGATCCTGAGCGGCGGCAAACTGAAAGAGATCACCGAGTTCGAGCAGCGATTAGCCGCACTGGAAGCCGCCCAGCAGAAGATTGGCAACAGCGAGGAGTAAGGCAGCATGGCGATCAGCGCAGCGAAGTGGGGCAGGCTGGACAATATCGAGTTTATGCAGATCGGTGCCAGTGAGGGCTTTACGTCTGAGGTGTTCGGCCTGTTTAAGCCGGGCACCGAGCCAGATCCGAGCGGCATTTACCGCACCTTGCCGGTGTTCGTTAAGTCCATCAAGTTGACGCCCGACGGCTGGGAGGAAACCGACGAGCCATACACGATCACGGCCCCCATTAAGCTGGAGCGCGTGATCAAGTCACGTAAACGTTTCATCATCGTGATCGGTGGCCGTGGTTCGGGCAAGTCCAACACGGTGGTGGACATTTGCGCCGACAAAATGGAGCGATCCGCAAAGTGCGGTTTCTTCCGCGAGTTCCAAAACTCGATCGAGGACTCCACCCACCCGCTGATTGCCGACGAGGTGGAACGCCTGGGCCTTAAGGGTTTCCGTATCGGCAAGAAAGAGATCGGGCACAATAGTGGCGGGCTGGCCCGCTTCAAAGGGCTGGCGCGTAACCCTGAATCGATCAAGGGCTGGGCAGGCTTTGACGTGTTCGCCACCGACGAGGCCCAGACGATCAGCGAAAAGAGCTTAAAGAACCTTACGCCGACCATGCGAAAAGATGGGGGCGTGATGTTCTTCACGGCCAACCCGGGCAGCAGCGCGGATCCCTTTTCGGTGCGCTTTATCACGCCTTACCTGAACAAGATGATCGATGGCATTTACGAGGATGATTTACACCTGATCGTAATGCTTAACCATGCCGATAACCCGTTTTTTCCCAAGCCGCTGGAGGATGAAAGGAATTTCGATAAGGGTTATCTATCTGCGGCCATGTATGATCATGTTTGGGAGGGCGCTTACAACGACACCGTGGAAGATGCGATCATCCCGGCGGCATGGTTCGACGCGGCGATCGATGCGCACCGCGTCATTGGCTTTGAGGGCACCGGCGCACGTTCTGGCGCGCTCGACCCCGCAGACGTGGGCAACGATAACAAGGCATACATTGAGCGCCACGGGCCGATCGTCTGCAACGCCTTAAGCTGGTATGAGGGCGACGCCAACGACGCAGGCGACAAGGCGATCGCAGAAGTTCACGCCAACGGCGTGGAGTTGTTCGCGTGGGATGTGTCGGGGCTGGGCGCTGGCCTGCGCCGCCAGCTTACTGAGGGCATGAAGGGCAGGACGGTGGCCGCGTATAACGGCGGCGAGGGCGTAGCCAACCCGGACGACCCTGTAGAAATGGATAACTGGTTAAACAAGGGGAAGGAAACCACCGGCGACAACGTGAAAACCAACAAGGATCTGTTTTTCAACCGACGCGCGCAGGATGCCTACTATCTGCGCCGCAGGCTTGAAAAGACATTCCTTGCACGCAGGGCCGTGGAGGCAGGCGGCGAAAACCCATACCACCCGGACGAGCTTTTGAGCATCGACACCGAGGCGATCCCGCAGGACGTGATCACGCGTATGCGTTCCGAGGTCTGCCGCGTTCCCCGGGTATATAATCAGGCTGGTAAGTTCCAGGTGATGCCCAAGCCACAGATGAAACAGAAGTTAAAGATCCCCAGCCCGGGGTTGTTCGACTGCCTGTTAATGCTGGAGCAGCCGCCAGAGCCTGATTGGACGCCGCGCGATTACAGCGATTCTTTACCGGGTAGCAATTACTGATACACTGGCACCCGTTAACCAGCCAATGAGGGGCAGCACTATGGCACGCAGCCGCAAAGAGAAAAACGACTTGAAAAAATGGCACAAGCGTGCCGTTTGCGATGTAGGCGACGCGATCGGCACCGCCGAGCCTATGCGCAAAAAGCTACTGGAAACGATCCGCTTTGTGCGAATCCCCGGGGCGCAGTGGGAGGGCAGCACAAACGCGGGCTTTGACTTCTCAAGCGATCGCTTTGAGAAATACCCGCGCTTTGAACTGAACAAGATCGGGCGCGAGATCGATCGAATCATCACCGATTACCGCATGAACCGCGTAAACGTGACGTTTAGGCCAAAAGACACCGCAGCCAGCGACGGCCTGGCCGAGAAGTTAAACGGCAAGTTTCGCGCCGACTTCCAGGAGTCCAACGGCGGCGAGGCGATCGATAACTGCTACGACGACGGGATCGCCGGTGGTTTCGGGGCGTTCCGCTTGTCTGCTGACCTGTACGACGAGTGCGACCCGGAGAACGAGAGCCGACAGATCCGCTTTCACCCGATCTATGACCCGATCACGTCGGTGTTTTTCGATCCTGATGCGAAGATGTACGATCGCGCAGACGCCAACTGGTGCGCCGAAGTTTTCAGCATGACCCGCGACAAGTACGAACGCAAATACCCCAACAACCTGAACCCGTCCAGCATCCAGACGATCGACAGCGGCAAAATGTTTGATTGGGTAACGGATGATTGCGTTTACCTGGCGCGTTATTACGAGGTTAAGATCGAGGACGTGACCGTAACCGCGTACACCAACCCGGTGACGCAGGAGCAGGAGATCTACGACGAGGACGAGATCGAGGACGTGGCCGAACAACTGGCCCGTGACGGTTTCGAAAAGGGCAAGAGCCGCAAGATCAAGCGCCGTAAAGTTTACTGCGGCGTCATGAGTGGCGGCGAGTGGATCACCGAACCGGAGCGCATCGCAGGCGAGTGGATCCCGGTTGTGCCGTTCTACTGCCGCCGCACGTTTATCGACGGCCAAGAGCGCGTTACCGGCCACGCTACCCAGGCAATGGACGCCCAGCGCCTTGAAAACCTGCTGATCAGTATGCTGGCCGACAACGCCACGCAGGCCGGTGGCGATAACATCCCGATCATTGACGTGGAGTTTTTGCCCGGCAAGCTGGCGCAGGCGTGGGAGTTCCGCAACAAAAACCGCCCGGCTTACCTGCCTATGCAGTCCATGCGCGACGCCAAAGGCAACGTGATCGCACCGGCGCAGGTGAGCGGCTACACGCAGCCCACCCCGTTAAGTGCTGGCGCGGCTGGCCTGCTGGACTACACCGGGCAGGCTATCCAGCAGATCACCGGGGCCAGCAATATGGAGAGCTTGCCCAGCAACCTGGCTACTGAAACCGTGGAGGCCATTTTCAGCAGGATCGACGGCACCAGCGCGCTGTATATGGACAACCTAGCCAAAAGCCTGCGCCACGCTGGGCGGATCTGGCTTTCAATGGCCCGCGAGGTGTACGGCACGGAAACGCCTGTTAGGCTGGTGGACGAGCAGGGCAACGACTCAATGGGCCTTATGAGCGCCAGCGTGGTGAACAAGGACACCGGCGAAGTGGTGGGGCTTAATGACCTGAAACGCGGCAAATATGAGGTTGTGGCCGACGTGGGCGAGTCCTCCCAGACGCGACGCCAGCAGGTTGTAAGGAACCTTACGGCCTTGTTGCAGACCACTGACCCGGCCAGCGACACTTACCAGATCATTCTGGGCCTGATCCTGGAGAACACCGACGGGGAAGGGCTGGAAGATGTGAAAGAGTGGAACCGCAACAAGCTGATCCAAATGGGCGTATTGAAACCACGCACCCAGGAGGAGGAGCGCGCGAAAGAGCAGGCAGAGCAGGCGGCAGCGCAGCAGCAGGATCCAGCGATGGAACTGGCGAAAGCGGAGCAGATGAAAGGCCAGGCGGCGATCGCGGGCGAGGAGAACAAGCGGATCGATCAGGAAACCAAGCGTATGAAACTTTGGTTAGATACCTATTCGGCCTATCAGAACGGGAAACTAACCCAGGCGCAGGTGATCGAGACATTGGCGAAAGTGGACAGCATGAACCACGCGCAGATCCTCGACCTGCTGAACATGGTCAACAGCCAGCAGCAGGCGAACGCGGCAGACGCGGCCCAACAGGCCACCGGCACCGTGAACGCCAACGCCGCAGCGGTAGACCAGAGCGCCCAGGGTGGCCCACAAGGCCAGCCGCCGGCACCGTCGCAAAATGCCCCGCAGCAGCCGCAGGATCCTGGCGATTTGCAGGCATACAGCAACGACATGGCGCAGCGTATTGCGCAGGCCGCACAAGAAAGTTAACTAAATACGCAAATTAATCTTGCAAAGCCCCTTAACTGGGGCTTATTATTATCTGGCTGGTTAACGACAGCGACAACAAACCCCCAAATTTACACAAGGATCATCAAAATGACCGAACAAACCAAAGCAGTAATGACCCACGAAGCCAAAGACGTGAAGATCTTCACCTTTGACGGTGCCACGCTGATCGTTTCCCGTGGCGTCCACCCGAAAGCTGGCCCGGGCGTTCAATTCCAGGTGATCGACACCAACAACCCAGGCAACGCGGAGCCAGACGAGGACGGGATCAAGTCTGGTTACGCTATCGGCGGCAATTTCAACGCGGCCCGCCAGCGCCTTTATGTGGCAGCAGCGCGCGAGGGCATGGATCTGGACGATACCGCGAACTATGAAAATTATAACTGGCAGCGCGTGCAGGATCTGGGTGACGAGGTGATCGTTGCCATGATCGCAGAGTTCGACGAGGAAGCCGCAGAGGCCGAGATCGCCGGTTTCCGTGAAGTCAAACCAAACCGCCCGGGCAAGCCTACCGACCTGGGCGAACTGCTGGCCTCACTGCTGCGTTAATCACTTTGGGCCACGCTGGTGGCCCGTTTTAACCCCCTTTTGCTGGAGATAGACCAAATGAGCACTACCCAAACCGCCACCGCTACAATTTACGTTTGCATGAGCGTGATCGCTGGAAAGTATCGCCAGGCCGGGCACGTTGAGATCAACATGTTCGACTATTCCACCCTGTACCCGGTGGAAACCGCGAAAGAGAAAGGCGAGGCCGGTTATATTCTGCTGACTAAGCAGGAAATCAGCTTTGATTACAAAATGCCCGACCCGAGCGAGATCGCAGAACTGGCGATGCCGCACATGGAGGAGGCGTTAAAAGCCATGCGCGCCAAGTTCTATCTGGAGGAGCAAAAGTTACTGGCCGATATCGCCAAATTCCGCACGCTTGCCGCCCCGCTGGAGGGTGATTTTATCCCGGCGAGCGATATCACGCCGCCACCGCCAGCGCCGCGCAAAGACGACGACGCGTTAGACGTTCCATTTTAAGCCACCCCAGCCCGCCTATGCGGGCTTTTCTTTCGAGGTAATACCATGAAGCACCGACACGTTTATAAGTGCATTGGCGGGCCGCTGGCGCGCCAGAATTTCGCCTTTCCGGTAGCGGTTCACGACCAACACGGATTTGTTGCCTTTCCGGTTCCCGTAATGAGCGAGCCGGTGGATGTTACCAAAGTGAACCCCGCCGACTTTGAGCCGCAGAGCCTGCCACAGTACCGCGTGATCGAATCCTATTGCGAAGGGGATATGATCCAGCAGGTGGCGACGTACTTTGTGATCCCGGACGAGTGCCCGCCGCACCGTGAAACGTACTTTGTAGCGCGCGAGCTTTGCCGGTATCAGGACGCATTAGCGGATCTTGCAAAGCATATCGATCAGGCTTACCCGGGGCTGGTGGCGATGGTAGCCAGGCAGCACGGGATCGCTATCGACAACAACCCGTTAAGAGGTTAGAGGATAGGATATATATAAAACCCCCTTTAGGGGGTTTATATTATCTATCCAACCATAACCGCCGTTTTTAACCACTAACCACACCCCCAAAAGCGCCCACCACACTGGGCGGATCCTTGCCTGTTAACTCCCCCGCCAATTGCGCACCCTGCCAGCCAGTGGCTATTATTGCCCCTGCCATGCCTCCGTTGGGCATAAACAACGCGTAAATAAGGGGTTTATAGTATGGACGTCACCGAAAATCAGGCAGTAAACACTAACGATCAGGACGCGGGATCCTCCCAGATGGGCGGCGTTCCAGACGATGCCACTTACCTGGCGCTGGCTGGCGAAAGCCAGAACAACGGCCAGCAGGGTGGCGAAGGTAACGAGAACACCGACGATCTGCCGGTTGATCTTGTGTTCGGTGAGGAAGTGTTAGCGGATTCGCCTACCGACGACGACGACCAGGATCGCGACGACGACACGCCAGCGATCAAGCAGATGCGCAACAAAATGCGCGACTACAAGCGCCAGCTTAAGGAATTGCAGCAAGCAGCCCCAGCCGCCGCACCTGCGCCGCTCGTTTCCGGTGAGTTCACCGAAGCAGAGCCGCAGTTGCAAGACGAGGGGATCGACTTTGACCCGGCCAAGTATACCGAGGCCTGGAAAGCGTGGAACACCCGCAAGGGCGATCACGAAGCCGCAGTGACTAAGCAGGCCACGCAGGCGCAGGAGTTACAGCAGACGCTGATCGGGAAGCAAAAAGCGTATTACGAGCAAAAAGCCGAGCTTGTTAAACGCGTGCCGACTTTCGACAAAGCCGAAAAGGTTGTGTTGGAAACGCTGCCGCAGATGTTACAAGCCACACTTTTGCTTCACTCCCAAAACCCCACCATGCTGGTGTTGGCGCTGGGCCGTAATAAGCAGTTACGCGATCAAGTGATGGCCGCAAAAGATCCCGTTGCGTTAGGCCGTCTAATTGGTGAAATCGACGCCAAAGCAAAACTGGCACCGCGTAAACCTTCCGCAGATCTGGGCGATGTTCCAGACGTGAAAGCACAAGGCGGGGCGCAGTTGGCTGATCTGGATCGCGAGATCGAGAAAGCCCGCCAGGGTGGCGACTACACCCGAGTAATTCAGCTTAAAAACCAGCGCGCTGAACGAGCACGCAAACAGTAATTAACCATAATCGGGGGCAGTAATGGCTAACCAATTTACGAAGGATCTAGAAATCCTTTTCGAAAACTACGTGAACGGCTTTGAAGCCTCTTGCGTACTTTCCAAACGCGCAAAAATTTTCCGTCCTGGTGACACCGAAATGCAGCGCGCGGGCGATGTGGTCTACCGTCCACAGCACTACCATATGAAGATCGTCGAAGGTCTGAGCCTGCAACAGTCTGACGCCACCGACCTGCTGCAACGCCAGGTGCCGAGCGTGTTTAAAGCGCCGCAGAACATCGTTTATGTTCTGGACGCCAAAGAAATGCGCGACGAAGAACACAAAACCGAAGCGGGCCGCGCAGCGGGCCAGCGTCTGGCCGCGAAGATCGATCAGGATCTTTCCTCTGAGGTAGCGTTACGCGCCACCAACGTGGTAACGATCGGTGCAGCGTCTGCCGGTGCGGGCACTATGGGCCGCGACTTGTGGAACGCCGCAGCGGGCATCAAAGCAATGATGACCAACACCGGCGTGCCTGCTGGCCTGGGCCGTCAAGCGTTCTGGAACGCGGATTCTTACAAGGATCTGGCGCAGGAACTGGGCCACCGCCAGACTTACCAGGGCGCTACCATTTCCGCGTATGAAGCAGCGCAGATCCCTGACGTTGCGGGCTTTAAATCGTGGGAAGTGGACGTGGCGGGCGTTGTGCCTGACGGCGTAGCAACTGCCCTTACCCTGGGCGCAGCACCAGCGCACAAGATCGACATTCAGGACGCCAACGGCGTGCCGAGCGATAACCGCCAGGGCACGATCACGGTTTCCGCTGCCGGTCTGAAAGTGGGCGATGCGTTCACCCTGGCGGGTGTAAACAGTGTTCACCAGATCACCAAAACCGACACCGGCAAGCCGCAGGTGTTCCGCGTTCTGGCCGCGTCTGGCACCACTGCAACGATCAGCCCTAAAATCCTGCCGGTGAACAACGCCGACGCGCCGAGCCAGCCTTACGCCAACGTAACGGCCAACCCGGCAGCGAACGCCGCGATCACCATCCTGAACCAGAACCCGTCCCAGGTTAACGCCTTGTGGGCAGACGGTTCCGTAGAGCTTATGCTGGGTAAACTGGCATTCCCTACCGGCCAGGGTGCGCAGGTAATGACCGCAACCACCAAACAGGGCGCGACGCTGATCATGGCTTATCAATTCGATATCCTGACCGCGAAAATGACCGCTCGTTTCACCACCCTGTACGGCACCAACGTGCTGGTGCCTGAATACACCGGGATCATTATCCCCGGCCAGTAATGTGGTGATATAGTTAACGGGGGCTGCGGCCCCCTTTTTTCTAACATGAGGGCGAGATCATGAATTTAGGCGAAATCGTAGTAATGCTTTACAAGGTGGGCACAAAGATCCGTTGTGGTCTGGATCTCTTTGACACCATCGTAACCACAGCCGACAAGGCGAAAGATTTAATTCGCGGCGACGTCTGGGAGGATCACCCGGAAAAGGCTAAATTTGTGGCACTTCCCGAAGATGAAAAAGAGAAGTGCGAGAAACCGGCGGGCCTGGGCTTTTTAACCTGTATTCCGGGCGTTGACCACGCGGCAGAAGTGGCCGAGGCCGAGGCAGCAGCGAAAGCAGAAGCCGACGCGAAAGCGAAAGCGGAAAAGGCCGACAAAGCCCCAAAAGCTGATAAAAAGGCGGCTGATAATGGCGACGGTAACAAAGGGTAAGATCGTGGCCCTAGCCCTGCGAAAAGCGGGGCTGGCATCGGTCACAACGCTGAACACTGCGGATCCGCAGATGCAGTTAGATGCGCTGGAAGATCTGGAGGCCATGTTAGGCCAGTGGAAAGGCACCGGCTTTGATATCGGTTATTTGTTCGACCCGGCCACCGCGTCACTGACGCAGGACAGCGGGATCGACGCCGATCATTATCTGGCCGTTGCCCTGCAACTGGCCCGGCAGACGCTGATCGATAACCAGCGCGACATTCCCGACGAACTGGCGAACCAGGCGCACAGCACGCTTTTGCAGTTGCGTGCGGCGTTTTATGAGCCGGTTTATCTGCAACGACGCAATGACATGCCCACCGGCGCAGGTAACAACAAGTCGGCAGAGTGGAACCGCTTTTACCACCAGAACACCACCGAGGAGGGCGGCGGCGCATAATTCGACGGCGACCCCCCGACGTGCTTATAATCCCCCTGTTAACCAACAGGGGGTTTTTTTATGCGCGGTCAAGTTATGCAGATCCCGTTACTTTTCGGTGACGGGCGAGATCCGATCGATTACGACTACACCACCACACTGCCGCACAACATGTTACCGGTCATGAAGCCGTTAAAAGGCGCTGACGGTTACATGAGGATGTTTCCCGGCCTTAAGCAACTGGCAGCAGTTGACGGGGCCAGCCGTGGGGTGAACTGGAACACCGTAAAACAACAGCCTTACCGCGTGATGGGCGGCAAACTGTATTTGGGGAGCGTGGACACTGGCGAGGCGATCGCCGGGGTAGACCGTACCAGCATGAGCCACAGCCGCAACAGCGTGGCGATCGTCACCAACGGCACCATGATCCAGGTGTACTATGACGGCACCCGGAAAACCTTTGCGAACTGGCCCACCGGCGGCACCCCACCAAACCCACAATACAACTGGGGCCAAATTGCAGATGTGACCTGGCACCGTGGGCGCTATGTATTCAGCACCGTGGACACGGACACTTTCTGGGTTACGGATCTGGAGGACGAGAGCCACCCGGACAAGATCAGCCCGGCATATCGTGCTGAGTCGATGCCAGACGGGATCCGCGCGATCAGGGCGTGGCACGATTACATTGTGACGTTTGGCAGCGCCTCGATCGAGTTCTTTGGCCTTACCGGCGGCACCGATCCCATTTACGCGCAGCAGCCGAGCTACACGGCCACCGTGGGGATCTGCGGGCGTGAAGCCGTGGCAGAATTTGCGGATTCGTTCGGCTTTGTTACGTCACCGTCCTGCGGCGTTGTTACCGTCGGCGTGATGCGCAGCGGTGGCGGCGGTTATGACGATATCGGCAGCAACCAGATCAAAAAGATTCTGGAAACCTACACCGTGGACGAGCTTTTAAAGACCCGTTGCGAGTCGCTAACCTTCCGCGCGCACAAGCTGTTTATTGTCCACCTGCAACGCCATACGCTGGCCTTTGACTACAACGCCAGCCAGGCCAACGGCTTGCCGGTTTGGTCTATCCTGCGCACTGGCTACCCGACGCAGGCAGCGCACCAGGGGATTGACTTTATCAACGAGGGGCCGATCGTCACCTGCGGCAACAAAACCAAAGGCGTGCTGGCACAACTGGACGAAACGACCAGCGGCCAGTTGGGCGAGGATCAGGAATTTATCTTGTTTACCACGTTCCTGGCGCTTGAAAATGCAATGGTCAATGACTTTGAGTTAGACGCGAGCGTAGGCGGTGATTCAGTGGTTTCCCGGTTGTGGATCAGCTGTACCGAGGACGGCGCGAACTGGAGCCAGGAGATCATGATCGACTACAACACGCCAAACCAGTGGCTTAAACGCGTATTGCTGCGCAAGATCGGCAGGATCCGCACGGCGCTGGCGTTTAAGGTTCGGGGCGTGGGTGCCACACCGGCGACACTGGCGCGCGCACGTGTCCGAGTGAGTTAATGGCCCACCACACTGGGAGGATCCCTTAAATGGCTGTAACCAAAATCTTATTGAACGCTCGATCATTCCCCCCAGGCAGTAGCCGGGAATTTATCGACGCAATGGTAAGGATCAACGATTCGCAGAACCTTGCCGGGCAGACGGCAGACGACGCGAAAGACACCGCAGACGGTGCGCAGACCGTCGCAGAAGCCCAGCGCGTGCGAAACGATGCCCAGGACATTGTTTTAACCAACCACGCCAGCCAGTTGGCTGCGCTGCGCACGGACGTGGACAACCACACGGCGCAGATCGGTGCGCTGGACACGCGGATCGATACGCTGGAGGATTGGCGCACGTATGCCACGCGCCAAAAATCCGAGGTTGTTTACAGTGGGATCAGCGTCGTGATCCCCACCACGGGCGTGAACCTGTTAACGTTGCTTAATGGCCTGACGCCGACCAGCGGCACGCTGGCACCGTTTTTTAACACGGCGTCGGGCTTGCTTAAGGCGTTGAACAAAAATTTAAACCTGTATATTAAGATCTCGATCCGGGGCACGTTTGCCGGTGGCACTGGCAACCGTTCCATGCAACTGGTTTTCAACACAACGGTGCCAGACACTTTAGTAGTTAGCCGAAACGCGGCCACCACCGTGGACGATGTTTTGTTTAATACGTTCTTTTCGGTGGAGGAGGGCGACAACATCACCAGCCCCGGGGTGACTATGACGGCGACGGCCAACGGCGGCGCGTTCACGGCCACCGAGATCAAGTTAATTGCGACGCAGTGAGGTGCCCGGCATGATGGAAGAATTACACCCCGAAACCGGGATCCGGCTTTTGCACCGCTGGGGCTTGCCAGAGTGGCCCGCAGAGGCCGAGGCGCGTTATTTTCTTTGGGATCGTTGCTGCGTGTTTGCCATTATGGCGAACGCAGAAGGGGGGATAGATGGGCATATGGCCATGTTTCCCGCCGCGCGCAGAAAGAGCCGGGCCGCGTGCCTGGCGTTTCTCGATCACTGGGGCCACTTGCCGATCCGGGTGCCTGTACTGGGCACCCACAGCCATGCCAAAAACGTGGTGAAAAAAGTCGGCTTTGTGGAATATCCCCCGGAGCGTGTAGAATTGCTAACCGGCGAGGTGGTAGACGTTATTTTTCTGAGGAGGCCAGCTTATGGGTGGCGCAATTAGCGGGATCGGTGGCGCAGTTTCCGGGATCATCGGCGGTATCGGTGCCAGCAAGGCAGCGAAACAGCAGGCGAAATCAACAGATAAACAGATGGACATGCAGCGCCAGCTACTGGAGGAGCAGCGCGCATTAATGGAGCCTTACGTTAATGCGGGCACCACCGCGCTGGGTAGCGTGCAGAAGATCGCCGGGCAACCGATCGATCGTGATGCGGCGTTAAAAGAGTATTACGGCGGGCAGGAGTTTGCGCAGGATTCAGAGGCAGCACGCCGCCAGCAGTTGGCAGCGTCTGCGGCCACTGGCGGGCTGGGTAGTTCTTCCACCAACAACGCGCTGGCAGCTATTGCCCCGCAGTTGGGCCAGAACTACTTAACCCAAATGACCGCGCAACAGCAAGACATGTACAACCAGTTAATGGGCCTTGTTAACGTTGGTTTGAGTGGTGCCGGCGGTCAATCCGCAGCAAGCGCCGCGACGACTAACAGCCTTACGGCGTTGCAGGGCCAGAAGGGGAACATTAACGCGGCCCGCGCTGCGCTGCCGTGGCAGGTTGCTGCCAACGCAAACGCCAGCATGAGCCAGGGCGCGGCTAATGATGTGAATAGCTTTACGTCGATGTTTGGCGGCATGTTTGGGGGCGTCTAATCATGGCAGAAATCGGGCAGGCAACTGATCTTAACATCGGCAGCTTTGCGCAAAACCTGGCGATCGCGCAGCAGGGTGCGGATAACGTTTCGCGCAACATGCAGAACGCGCAAAACTACCAAATGGGCCAGTTTCAGCTACAGCAGGCCCAGCAGGCCGCAGAAACGCAAAAGCAGTTTGGCGCTGAACTGGCGCAGGCTGGTGGCGATCCTGCGAAATTGCAGGCGCTGGCGCTGAAATACCCGGGGCAGGCTGAAAACATCGGCAAGGCGCTGGGCGTGCAGTCTGAGGCCCACGCCACGCAGCTAAACCAGGCGGTGGGGGATCTGAACCTTGCCAGCCAGGTGGGCACTGATCAGGCAATGGCCGCAGCGATCAGCAAACACCGCGACTTGATCGCGCAAATGGGCAGCAGCGGGCAAGAGTTGTTCCAGATGTGGAAGCAGAACCCGCAGCAGTTTTCCAGTGTTGTGAACGCCGCCGGGCTGGCTACGGTTCCGTTTCAGAAGCAGAAAGAGCTACAGGCGCAGAACTACCGCACCGACGCGACGATCCGGGGCCAGAATATGGACTTTGCGAGCCAGGAGGCCAACCGCGACGTGCAGCGATCCGGGCAGCAGATCCAGCGCGAGGGCCAGCAGATCACGCGGGAAACCAACGTGGTGAAACGCGAGCAGATGCAGCAGGGGCTACAGGAGGCGAAGCGCAAGCAGTTTGAAGATCAAACCGGGTTGCTGGGCGACTACACCAACAAGGTGAACACGACCCAAAACAGCCTACAGGCTGCGCAGGATCTTGTTGGGCCGCTGACCAAAGACGGCACGATCGACACCAGCAGCGATCAATATAAACGCCTTACTAGCGCTTTCGGTATCACTGCGGCAGGGCTGCGCAAGATCCCGGGCACTGAAACGGCAGCGACGTGGGCCGATATTCAGGCGTTGCAGGCGAACGCCCGACAGACCGGCGTGCAGGCGCTTAAGGGTATGGGCGCAGTTTCCGACGCCGACGCCGCAGCAGCGCAGGCCGCGTTATTGTCCATTACACCGGACACCAACGCCGCGCAGGCCACTAAGGCGCTAAACCGCTATCTGGGCACCCTGAACAAAGCCCAGCAGAGCTTAACCAGCCCGAGCGCGTTACGCCGTGTAAGTGATTACAAGGTAAGCAACTGGGCGATCCAGCGCGGGATCGACGAGGGGGCGGCGAAACTGTATATTCAGGCACTGAGCAAGGGCGGGAACGAGGCGCAGAAAGCACAAGCAGACTGGGCCGAAGCGTTCCCGGGCACGCAGCCACCACAGCCGGGGGATTTTTAAATAATGGCTAACATGTTCGCAAAGTATGTTACGCCAGAGCAGGGGCAGAACACCGCCCCGACTTCTGGGGGGAACGACTACGGCCAGATCATGGAAAACGCAGGGGCAACCCACGGGATCCCGTCTGGCCTTATGACTCAATTAATGGGCAAGGAGTCCAGCGGCAACCCGTCGGCAGTGTCCAGCAAAGGCGCGCTGGGTTTGGGGCAGGTTATGCCAGCCACAGCCCAAGAAATGGGCTACGACCCGCAGCAGCTTGCCAACGATCCGCAGATGCAGGCAGATGCCAGCGCGCGCTATCTGCGCCAGATGTACGATCGTTATGGCGATTGGGGCACCGCGTTGCAGGCTTACCACGACGGCCCGGGCAACACTGACGCCGCGTTAAAAGGCCAGTACACGCCAGGCCCGGAGGGCCAGCAGTATGTTGACGAGCGTTTCAACCAGTGGACGCAGGGCAACCAGCCAGCCGGTGAACCGCAGCAGCGGGCGCAGGCCGCGCGCAAGGTTTCGGCGGGTAACATGTTCGGCCAATACGCCACCGGTGAAAGTTCCCCCCAGCAGCCAGCCGCACAGCCAGCCCAGCCAACGCAGCCAGCAGCAGCGCCGCAGCCGACAGTTGAACAAGCAAGCGCCGCGAGTGGTGGCCCAGCACAGGGCGATCAGGCAGCAGCGTGGGCCGCAGTTATGCCGGGTTACTTCACGGCCCCGCAGGCGACGCCAGCAGGCCAGCAGCAGGCCGCAGCACCGCAGGCAACCCAACCACAAGGGCAAGCGCCTGCAACGCAGCAGAACGCCGCACAGGAGCCGCAGCGCGGTGGCATGTATGACCAGGTAAGCGCTGGCGGCATTGCCGACACGATCGCGGATACTTTCAACGCTGCGGGCGAGGGTGCCGCGAAAGCGGGCCGCGCCATTATCAACGCAGGCGTGGACATTGCGCGCCCGATCTGGAACTGGGCAGCAGATAGCGCAGAGTCGCAGGCCAACAGCGCGTTGCCGCAGGGCGTGCCGCGCACCGTTCTGCCGCGTATTGATAAGAATCAGGACAAGGCGATCAGCAGCCTGGAGAACATGATCGGCGCGCAGCCGGGTAGCTTGCACACCCAGGGCGTGGGCGAGGAAGTGGCCGCGCAGATCCTGCCGTACTTTGTCGGGCCGGGCGAGATCAAGGCGCTGGAGCGCGTACCCGGGGCCGCTCGTTTTGTCGTTAACAGCCTGTTACGCAATGCCGTGGGCAGTGCAGCCGAAGCGGCCAAAACCGACGACGCGTTAACCCAGTTTGCGAAAAACGAAGGGCTGGGGCTGGCAGGTGACACCGCGTTTAAAGCGCTGGGGAAAGTGCTTAAGCCAGTATGGGAAGGTAGCAAAACAATGCTGGGCTTTGGTGCGAAAACCGGCAGCGCCGAGGAGAAGATCGCAGAGCAGGCAGGCAAAGCAGCCAAAGGCGGCGAGGTTACGTTACCCACCGACCTGCAAGGCGGCACCGCCACCGGCACGCGTTCACAGGCCGCGATCGCAGACGAGATCGACCCGGATCAGAAGGTGTTAGCAGCCGCGCGCCGTCTGGGCATGGAGGATCAGTTAGCGCCGAGCAGCTACACGCAGAACCGCCAAACCCGCGAAGTGCTGGGGGCGTTGCAGTCTGTAACCGGTTCGGAAATGAGCGCGCAGAACGCGAAGCAGATCAGCAGGCTGGCCGACGAGGCCGACGACCTGATCAATATTTCCGGGGGCACCAAAAACAAAGTGGCGTTGTCTGAGGAGTTCAAAAACACGGCGCAGAAAAAGATCGACGAACTGGCAGATCAGGCCGAGAAAGTCTATTCCTCGATCGCGGAGAAGATCCCGAAGGGTGCCGACGTGCAGGCCAACAACACGGTGGACTATCTGTTACAGAAAGCCGACGACATGCGCGGCACCGAGAATTTGCACCCGATCGAGCGCAAAGTATTAGACGCCCTGAACCCGAAAGGCGAAAAACTGCCAGACGGCACTTTTGCAGCGCCTAAACCGGCATCTTATGCCCTGCTGGATCAGATGCGCAAAGACGTGGGCGAGGCGCTTTATAAAAATACCGGGCCTTTCCAGAACGCGGGCCAGGGCCGCTTAAGCCAGCTTTATAAGCAACTGAGCCAGGATCAGGAGGAAGCCGCCGCCGGTTTCGGCGCGGAAAGTATCTGGAACGTGGGCAAAAAGCTGGTGGCGCAGCGTAAAGCGCTGGAGGACAGTTTTACCCGCGTAATGGGCCAGAGCGGCGCAGAACAAGCGGCGGTTAAGTACGGCAGCGCGATCCAGAAACTGCAAACGGGTGATAGCAAAGCCTGGGATCAGTTACTGGCCGACACGCCCAAAGACATGCGCCAAAAAATGGTTGCCAGTGCGCTGGGTGACGTGTTCACCAAACGCAGCCAGAAAGAGGGGAGCTTACACGTTCCCGGCTTTGTGGATTGGTACAACGGCGCGCGGCAGTCTGGCACGCTGGGCAAAGTCATGAAGGAATTACCCAAAGAGGAGCGCCAGCGCCTGGTAAATATTGCCACGGTGGCGAACGGGATCCGCAGGGGTAACGAGTTCAATCTATCCACCGGCAAGCTAAACGGCTTTATTAAGCGTTTTAATGATGCCGATGGGCCATTAGGCCGGATCTTTGGTTCGTCGCTGGTGGGCGCTGCCAGTGTCCTGCCTGGTGGTGCCGTGGTGGCGCATATGGGCGTGCAGGCGGCAGAAGCGGCCAAACGTGCGCGCACTGCCCGGGTGGATGCAGCCGACGCCCTGTTAAGCGATCCTAAGTTCCTGGATCTGGTGAAGGGTGCCGCGTTCCGTGATGCCAACCGAACCAGCATTCAGGACGCGATCCGGGCTGGCACTGCGACGCCTGAGCAGTTGGCCGCAGAGCAGGCGATCAAGAAAGCGGAGCGCCAGATCAATGGCCTGCCAGCATGGCAGAAACTGCGCGCCACGTTGCCGAAAGCAGAGCGAGCGCTGATCAGCAAATACGGCCCAGCCGGTTGGCTGGCAGGGTACGGGAAAAGCGAGGCAGCGCGCCAGAGTGGCGAAAGCGAGGAGTAAAGCGAAGGGGCCGAAATGGCCCCTTAATTTTTGGCGTACTCTTTGAACATGTTACCCGTTTGCGGCTGGTGGTCTGGCCCGTGGTAACTCCCCTTGATCTGATCCCATTCCGTCGGGGCTGGTGGTGGCGTCACCTGCTGAACGGCTGGATCTGGGCCGTCAATCTTTGCTATCAGCCAGTCACCCGCACCGGACAGGACGAAAACCACCGCCACCACTGGGAGGATCAACGCCCTGACCTGAACCACGAAGGGGAGGCAGAGAAAGATCAGGAGCGCGAACCAGATCACGCCGTCACCTTATAAGCCACGCAGGTGGCAGCGAACCGCACGCGGGTGCCGTCCATGATCGTGACGTTAAAGACACCTTGCCGGGCCATTTCGTCGGTGGCCGCAAACGTCGCCACGGTGCCCGACTCACTGACCGCGTTTTGCAGTGCCAGCGATTCACCGTTTTGCAGGGTGCGAACGTCCGACGGCAACGGAGTGGCGAAAGAATCAACGCCCACCGCTGCGGTAAATCCGATATCTGTAAGCGTGGCAGTTGCTTGCACACCGTCGCCGCAATTCATGTTATAAGTTTGAGCGTCTGCCTTACCCACCCATAAGGTGGCAGCAATAGCCAGAACGCCGATCGCGGTTTTGGTGATGTTTCCGACAGATGATTTTTTTACTTTCATTTTCGTGCCTCGTTAAGTTTCGTTAAGTAACTAAAAAGAGCATAGATCATAGTTAACTAAATGCGCAAGTGTTTTTTAACCGGTGCGGGGTTAAAATCCATGCGTTAACCACAGGGGGCCAACATGGCAGACATGACGCAAATTTTCAGTAAAGTGGCGATGCCCAGCCCGGAATTTCTACGCCGTGATCGGTTTGAACCGATCGCCGGTGGTGAAATCTATATCGGCAAAACGGACAGCGACCCACTAAACCCGGCCAACCAGATCCCGGTTTATTTCCAGCAAGAGGATGGCACGTTAGTGCAGGTTAGCCAACCTATCGGGATCAGTGTGTCGGGTTATCCACAATATAACGGGAAAGAGGGTAAATTTATTACCCAGACCGCCGCCAGCATGAAAGTGCTGGATCGCAACGGCGTGCAACAATGGTACTGGCCGAACCTTTTCGAATACGATTCCTCCCAGATGTGGGCCGTTCTGGCGTCGCAATTTGGCGCTGACTTTATCGGCACGCCGGTGGGCACGATTCAGGAGCAGCTAAACGGCTACGTGACGCCGTGGAATTTCATCGGCAAAGCGCCTTATGCGAACGAGCACGACGCGATCCAGGCGATGTTAGACTATGCCAGCGCCAACAATAAGCTGGTTTGGTGCGTAGGTTACACGCTTCACACCAACGGCATTTTGACCGGCAGCAATGTGAAGATTGTCGGCGGCACGTGGATCCTGGCTGGTAACGATCCGCGCTTCACCAACTGCGAACTGGTGGGCGGGCGCTGGGAAAACCGATCTATCTGGACGAAGAACACCACGATCCGCGAGTGCTGGTTAGAAAAATGCCGCGTGCGCCATGACGGCGGCGACGTGCGGATCCTGGACGGGCGATTTAATGGCGAGGTTGCAGGCAGTAACGTAACGTCGATCGTCATTCAGGGCGCGCAGGCAGGGCAGGAGAACCCATTAGGCACGATCGAGGTTGACGGCGTTGTATTCACTAACGGCCTTAACGGGATCTTGCACCAGGGCGGTAACGCAGACATGACCCGGGGCATTTACCGAAACCTTTCATTCTTTGACATGAAGGGCGACGCGATCGAATTGAACGTTGTAAACAGCACTTACAAAGAAGGGCTGGTGATCGAGAACATCCTGATCAACAACATCAACGCAACGCTGGCTAATTCCAACTGGGGGATCGGGATCGGTATCGCCGGGAAAGGCCCATACGCGTGGGATGCACCGGACGAGAACTATTGCCACGACTTCACGATCCGCAACGTTCACGCGCTGGGCGTGCGGCAGGTGGTACACGTGGAGGTTGGCCGCAACTTCTCGATCGAAAACGTGCGCCTTATCCCGGACGTGAACAAGTCCAACGGCACCGGCTTAACCACCGCAGGGGTTTATATTGCCGGTTCCAAAGATTTTGTAGTTGACGGGGTGAGCGGCGAACCGGTGGGATCTGCAACCGTACCGGCCAACACGCTGCCGATCGTAGAAATCAAGTGGGGCACCAGCGCCACGGACGTGCGTTTAATCCCTGCCAGCCGCAACTACGCGCTGCGCAACGTCTACAGCAAAACGGGGATGGTTGAGTTATCCGTTGACGCCTACCCGGGCTTTGGTTCGGTGCCAGCGCAAGAAAACCGCGTGGTGGTTGAAAATGTTAAATGTGACACTTTCGCCGCGCTGGGGATCGCCACTCACTTAAGCGTTACGGATCTTAACTGCCGTCTGCTGGATTGCTGGGGCGACTTGTCGGCAGGTGGTCACGGGGCATCTTCTGGCCTGACCATTTTCAGCAAGTCAGTGCTTGATCTGATCAACTGTAACGCCTATGACGTCAACATGCAGGGCGGGCAGGTCTGGAACCGCTGCCGCTATTCGAACGTTAACCAGGTGGGCGGGAATATCATTGCACAGCCTACCGTGACGATCACCGGTCTGCTGGGCGCGCTGGTTTCCCCGGCGGGTAAGATCTTCTATCCGCAGACGTGGGAGCACGGCGGCGACGCCTCGTTTTTCCCTTGCGGTAAAGAGTTCGATCAGGGCGATCTGATCTTTGTGGGCACCAGCACGCTGACCCCGTACATTGTGACCACCGCCGGGGCTTACTTCCCGACGGATGATCGATCACGTGTTCACGCGGCTGCGGCGGGGGCCACGCAGTTGGTGCAGTGGCTTACCCCGTCGGGCACGTCCACCGGTTCACCGTGGCTTTACACAACGCAGTTAAGCCCGGGCACCCGGATCGTCGTTCCACTGGCCGCAGGCGGCACGCAAACCGTCACCGTGATGCGTTCACCGTACCAGACGCCACCGAGCAACCCGGGCGCGCCGATCACGATCGATATTGCGCCAGCGCTTACCGGCGCAGTGGCCGAAGGTGCCAAAATCACAATGGCGAAGGTGATCGCCACAAGGCCGACAATCCCGGCCAACTCACCATAAAAAAAAGGGGCCGTTATGGCCCCTTTGCTTTTCCTGCTGCCGTTACCGGCGACGGTATGACGACGAGAAAGACGATCGATAAGACGAGCGCGGCGCGCTGTATGACTTAGACGAGCTATAAGAACGGCTGGAGAACGACGAGCGCGGGGCGCTGTACGACTTTTTAGGCGCTGCCGTTGTGGTTGTGCCGTAATACTCTTTGCGCGGCGCAGAACGCGTTACAGACGGTTTTTGCACGATCGTGCGTTCCCGGATAACTTCACGGGTATTCGAGCCGCCGTTATTCCCCGCGTTCCCCATCATATGGCCCAGCAACATGCCGGTGGCGAAGTCACCCACGCCGCCGCCGTTCCCACCCCCGCCACCGTTCACAACGACGGTTTGAGAATCGGACGGCCCACCGTTCTGGGGGGAAACCTGCGCGGGCGCAGACTGCTGATCGCCTGCCATTTGCGCCGGTTGATCCTGCGGCTGCAACGCCGTGGTGGTTTCTTTGTCGTCGCAGCCAACGAGGGAGGCGGCAACGATTGCAACGATGATCAGTTTTTTCATGGTTTTTATTCCTCTGCTGGTACGATCAGATCTTCCATTGCCACGCCCAGAGCGCGGGCGATCTTCTGGAGACTTTCAACGCTGGGCATTTGGTGCCCGTTTTCATAGCGGCTTAACTGGTGAACATCAACGCCCGTTTGTTCTGCAACGTAACGCTGGGTGACGCCTGTTAATTCGCGCACTGCCTTAATCTTTGTAGTGATAGCCATTGTCTTAACCCTCATAAGTGACGAAGGGGCGACGCTTAACCGCTGGCCCGTTCCCGATACCAACGCCACGGTAGGCGCGCTGATAATCGCGGCGGCATTCTTTGCAGCGGGATAAATCGCGCTGGCCTGGCTTGCGTTCCCTGAAATGATTAGCGGGTTTATCTTTCCCGCAACAACGGCATGTTAACTTATTCATTAATTGACACTCAAGCCGGGTAAAAGATTTAAAATCGGTGGTTTGCCTTTTTTGCCGTGGGCGAACGTGTAAACCGGGATCCCGCGTGCGTCGGCGCGTTCCTTCTCAGTGGTGGCCCCGCGCGAGTTTTCCCAACCTTCCAGCAGGATCAGCGCGTCGGCGGCGTCCACCATAGGCAGGCAGATCGCCATATACATGCCATGATCGGCTAAAGTGGTGGGCAGGCTGGCCGGGTTAAGCACGCCTTTGCAGTAGAACCCGATCGCAAAGTGGGCCTTGTAAAAGGCGCGGCGGTTGTAGTCCTCGATCCCGGTCATAGGCCCGGCGATATAAACGTTTTTATCTTTGATTTGCTCGATCATTGGGGTGCCTCAAATTGGCCCCCGTGGGGGCCGTGGTGGTTAGAATGGGATATCGTCGTCAAAGTCCATCGGTGGATCCTGCGGCGCGCCCTGCTGGCTATTCTGCTGCGGCTGGCGTTGCTGGCGATTCCCCCCAGAGCGCGGGCCAGATTGAGCCGGGCCACTGGGTTGCTGCGGTTGGCCCCAGGCGGTGCCCGCTGCGGTACTGTTACCCGGCTGGGTTTTGCCGCCCAGCATTTGGAAAGAGCCGTTAAAGCCTAAATGGATCTCCGTGCTGTACTTCTCAACACCGGCCTGATCCGTCCACTTGCGCGTTTTAAGTGACCCCTCAACGTAGACCTGCGACCCCTTGCGGCAATACTCCCCGCAGACTTCCGCGATCTTTCCGAACAAAACGATCCGGTGCCACTCCGTTACTTCTTTCTTTTCGCCGGTGTTCTTATCGTTCCAGCTTTCCGACGTTGCCACGGTAATGTTGCAAACCGCTTGCCCGCTGGGCATATATTTGACTTCTGGATCCTGGCCCAGATTGCCCACAATGATCACCTTGTTAACGCCACGTGTCGCCATGCTTAAAAGTCCTCGATCGAATTGGTTTTACCGCCTTGTTGCGGTGCCTGCGGCGCTGCCTGCTGCGGCGCGTCCTGCCGCTGGCGCTGTACCGGTGCCGACGGATTAAACCCTTTTGCAGTGGAGATCGTCAACTCCGCTTCTTTTTTGGTGATCCAGTTGGTTAGCACTGCCTGGGCTGGTTTATCCATGCGTTTATAAAGTTCACGGGCCGCAGCTTTCAGGCCGTCCACGTCGGTGAAGTCCTCAGCCTCAAGCTGGGCGATCGCGGCTTTGGCCGACAGTCTGGCCGCGTTGCCGTCGTCGTCTGCCTGGGCGATGCCGAACATAGACGAAATATGATAACGGCGCGCATAGGTGAGCGTTGACCCGTAGCCCTGCGCGTCACGTTTGGCGATCGGGATCTGGAGATCGCCAGAAATAAACTGGCCCGACTTGTGCAAAATAATGGTTTCCAGAATCAGATCAGTGTTGGCCGTGTTGGTCTGCGGAGTCTGAACGATAACCAGATCTTGCGCTTCCAGTGATGGACGGATAGCCGCTAAAAACGCCTCAAGGTTGGCGTAGTTGTTTTTAAGGTGCGGGTTTTGCGCGTTCTTTTTAACGTTCCCCATCGCTTCACGTGCCGCGATAAACGCGGCGACAACGAGATCGCAAGGTTGTGACATTTGCATATTACTGGCCCTCAAACTGATCAAAGATGTGTTTAAACCGCGCTTTGATATAAGGCGGCGTGTCTAAGTCGATCTGGCTTTTCCCGTTGGCATAGGACGGCCAAACGTCGGCCTTTTTGCACGCGGCGAAAAGCTGGATCGCGGTTTTGTACTGCATACGGCCAACGGCCAGTTGTGGCGGGGTGAGCTTATGATCCAGCGCTAAAAATGGCGGTTCCTTTTCCTGCGCCAGTAGGCTAACGCTTGTCGGTCTGGCCCCATACGCCAGGCAAAAACAATCATGCTGCAACGCCATTTTGAGCCAGTAGCCGAGATCGTAGGCGTGACGCCCGAACGCTTCCGGCTGGGCGGATCTTGTGGTTTTGTAATCCTTGATCCCGCCGAGTGGCGTTACATAGTCCAGGCGCACTTTGACGGGCACACCGTCGATCACGCAGAACAAAGAGATCTCAGGTTCACCGTTTTGGATCACGTCTGCATAGTCACCATTTGACATGATAACTTCACGCATACGCAAAACTTTGTCGTAATCGCCGCCGGGCACTTGTTCACGATCGCCAGCTTGTTTCTGGGCGTTTTCGAAAATTTCGGCCCAGATGTTTACCGGTTCGCCAGTGCTGCGGATCTCTTTGATCAGGTCTGCGGTTTTCATGGTGGTGTAACCCTTGATCCCGCGCTCTTTCAGCCAACTGCGCATTGCCTGATCGCTGGTAAGCAGATCTTTAAATTCCTCTTGCGTCGGCATACGGAAAAACTCTTGCTCAAAGCGCGACGGTTCCAGCATGACGCAATGGCCGGTTGTACCGAAAGAAAGCGGCTTTTGTTTTTCCTGCCGCGCGCTGATCGCTTTCTGGCGTTCTTCTTGCTCTTTGAAACGCCACCCGGCTGGGGAGTTCTGGAGGATATCAAACAGGTTTGATCCTGTTACGTGTTCGGTTTCCGCGTGATAATCGTCGTTTGATAGTTCCTCAGCCGTGTAAGCACGCTCGAAATATGTTTCTTTGTTGTCAGTCATGAGTTTTTAGCCTCAATGTTGCGGGGAACTACAATCTAACTTGTTTAAGTAGTTAACGCAAGCGATAAACGCAGAGACACCCCAGCAAACGGCCACAAAGTAACCCTGGGCGCGGTAGTGGTCTAAGTTTTCCTTTTGTTCGGCGGTCAAACGGCCAGCCCTGCGGCTATCGCGTTTCAATTCGATAAAGGCGATCGGCCACTTCCCGAACCGGCGCGGGATCACCCAGTCGGTGACGCCCTTCCGTCGGCCCAGCCTGTTAAGCAATGCGCCATACTTCTGATCGCTTTTGCTGCCCGATTCATTGACCACGTGGAACGCCTTAAACTCAGGGTGCCAGTAGTTGATCCACGTTGCTGAATCCTCTTGATCGGATGATTCCAGACGCGGCTTTTTTGCGTCCTCTTTGGGGTAGAAGTAGAGGCCGTGCGGCCCCTCCTCCATTACGATGTTTTCAACGTCAAACGCCATTATTCCAGATCCTCAAAAAACACCTTACGGGTGATCACGTCTTTGCCGCCACGCTTGCGGTGGGTGACTTTGATCGGCGGCAGGATATACGCGGCAGCGTCCATAACATCAAGCGCCGTATGCGCCTTTTTAAGCGCCTTAATCCCTTCTGGATCGACGCAGTGTTTTAAGATGCCGTGATGTAACCAAGCCTTACGCGCCTGGGGGGATTTGCTGCCAGGGTGAAAAATTTCCCACGCTTTAAACTGGGTGCCGTCTTGTTCCAGCATGTACTTAAACCCGATCGCGCCGTCACCGCGCGCCGGTTCCACTTCAAAACTTACCACCTTGCAATAATCATCAACGGTGTAGTGTTTATTACTCAACGCCTCATTGGGATCGATCAGCGTATCGCCGCAGACCGAGCAGAAACGCGCCGCCACGTCGTTTTTGGCCCCGCACCCTTCCGACAGTACCCGCCCGGCGTGATCCTTCTTAACGCCGCACGTGCGCGAAATAAACCAGTGGCCGCAGCGGGCACCAGTGTGGGGATCCTCCCAGATGCACCGGCGGGCGTGTTTGCCATTTTCGTGGCCGTGTGGACAGTGCTTTGTTTCGGCGTTTTCTTTATCGCGGCTGTAGGTGTAAGCCTCAAGGATTGGATTGAAATACATAGCGCCGAGATCGTCCATAGCGCCGCCGTAATCGAGCACTAAATGATCCTCTTTGACGAAGCCAAGATCGTGATGAAAATCCTTAAGGATTCGCACGCCACGGCCCAGCAATTGCACCAGCAGGGTAAGCGAGCCGATCTTACGCAGAATTACGGACGTGTCCCAGAAAGGCACGTTTACGCCGGTGGTTAAACATCCGATCTGGAAGATGAATTTTATTTTGCCGTGGTTGGCATCTTTCAGGATCTTGCGACGCTGGCGGGCGTTTGTGTCGTCGGTGATGATCGCATAACTCACGCCAGGCGGCAGCGCCCGGGCCGCTTGTTTGCAGTGTTCCACGCCTGCGCACGTAACCAGCACGCCGTTGCGGTCTAACGTTAATTCGTAGACTTCCTGCATGATCTGGGCGGTTAACGTGTTCTGCGCCTCGATCGCCTCCTGCATGGCGTCCATATCGGCCCCGGAAAACTCCGCGCAGCCGTCACCCCCGATCGCTTTGAATTGCTCAAGGTTATATTTGAGCTTTGAGATCCCGAAGGTAGTCGGCACGATACTGCCTACCTTTTCCAGATAGTCCATGCTGATATCGCAGACGGCTGCGCGCCAGAATCCAGGCGTGGAGTAATCCGGGTTAATGATCGGTTGCGTGCTGCGGTAGTCGGTGCCCGTGTAGCCAATGATCCGCAGTTTGGTGCCGTACTTTGCCAGCGCCCGGCGCTGCAATTCACGGATGATGATCGTATAGTCGGCGCGTCCTGCCTCTTTCATATCCTCGATCGTTTCCTCCCCTGCCAATTCGCTGGCGATCAGATCGTCAACGTTGACCTGGTGGCATTCATCGATCAGCAGAAACAGCGGCGCGAAGTCGGCCAGCTTGTCGGTTAACGCGTTCACGACGGTGCCCACCGAGCCGGTAACAACCGGATAAAACGAGGACTTAAGGCCCAGGCCTGCGCAGTAAACCGAGTTCGGCACCGCAAAATTGCGCATTTCCTTGTGATCTTGTTCCACGATCTCAGCCTGCCGGGCGATAACCAGCGCTTGCGCCTGGTGCCCTGCAATGGTCATTTGCATGATCCGTTTGGCGATCATGGATATCATCACCGTTTTGCCTGCGGAAACTGACGCCTTAACCACAAACGGGCCTTTGTAGTGCTTAATGGCCTGCGCCGTCACGTCGTAAACCGCGTACTGGTACGGGTACGGGGGGAACGGCATTTCACCCAGCACCGCGTTGATCGCGTCGATATCGCAGGCCGCGATCTGATCTTCAATCGGGGGAATGAGCATCTTTTATTATTCCTTGCTTGTTAACTAACTGCGCATATAATACCAGCGAAGGTTAAACATAAAAACGAGGTAACGCAATGGCAATTTACAAAATAGCCGAAGTGCGCGAAGCCATGATCGGGCAATGGGAGCAGGCATTACGCCAGCTTGTCGGCATGGACGATCGCCAGTTTAACAAGCGGCATCAATCGTGCCCGGTCTGCGGTGGTAAGGATCGCTGGCGATGGACGGACAGCAAGGGAAAAGACGAGCGCGGCCACGGGTGGAGCTGGTGCAACGGCTGCGGCGCTATGGACGGCCTAAAGCTATTCCAGCGCCTTTATGGCGAGCCGTTCAACGTCTGCGTGAACGTGTTAGGAGATTGGGCCAACGCGATCCCGGTGGAGAAACGGCAGGCAGCACAAAAGGCCGTCGCCAATGCGCCCGTGTACAACTACGGGAAGCAGGCCACGCCAGAACGTTGCCGGGCACTGCTGGATCTCTGTTACGACGAAGTGGGAACGCCCTTTACCTGGGAGGAGGGTTTACCGGATCGAGCCATTAAGGTGCGCTACCGGGGCGACGTGCCAGATCTGGCCGAGGATCATTACATTTGCGAGCCGCTTTACATGGTGCAGGGCGAGGGGGTGGAGTCTGACCCCTGCAACGTCGTAAAAATTCACGGTGCCGGCGAGTTCGATTTTTTCGCGGGCGATCTGACGTGGGGCAGCGTTTCACGGATAAACCAGCAGGAGAGCGGCCCGATATTTCTGGCCGTGGATTATATCAGCGGGTGCCTGGCGGCTGCGGCCACCGGGCGCGAGGTCTGGATCTGCTGGCTATCCAGCAACATTGACCACGTGGCACGGCGCTGGGCGCGCCAGGATCGGCGGTTGAATTTCGTCACCCTGCCCGAAGATTTTCACAGCCTTTGCTATGCCGAGGAGAACCAGTTACCGGTATTCACGCCGCGTTATGGCAACTGGGCAATGGGGCTTAATCGTGAACCGCAGCGGGCTGGCGATCTGCTGGACGCTTTGCAGAAGTAAAAAAAAGGCCCACCGAAGTGGGCCAAACTGGAAGTAGTACCGAGCAACGCAAAATCATGGCTTACATGGAAGCCAACCCCCGATCATCGTGCAGTTGTAAAAATAGCGAAAATAATGCTTGCTTACAACCTGCCTTTGTAGTTAACTGCAATTCCCCCGGGCATGGTGCCCGATTTTAAACGAGGTAACACGTTATGAAAGCTGGTGTAATTCTGGGCGCATTCGTCGCCGTTGTTCTGCTGATCTTATCTGCTGTTTTCGGTTCCTGGTACATTATCGATCAGGGCGAGCGCGGCGTAATTGTTCGCAACGGTTCGGTGGTTGGCACTGCGGATCCCGGCCTGCATTTTAAAATGCCGTTCATGGATAGCGTTGAACGCATTAGCGTGCAGAGTAAGAGCCGCGTTTACGCAAAGGGCCACGGTAACAGCCGCGATCAGCAGTATGCAGCGATCAGCTATTCCGTAACCTACACGATCCCACCTGCTAAGGTTGGCGAGGTCTACAGCGAATACCGCAACGAGGAAAATTTAGTTTCACGCGTTATCGATCGCCAGACGCCTGCGGCCCTGCAATCTGCCTTTGGTAAATTCACCGCAGCGGAAACCGTAACCAAGCGTGACGATCTGGCGGCGGCAGTGCTGGAAAGCCTGACCAAAACCACCAAAGGGATCGTGACCATTGAGAGCGTGCAGATCGAAAACGTCCAGTTTAGTGAAGCGTACAACGAGAAGATCGAAGAAAGCATGAAAGCCGAGATCGATATTCGCACCCGTCGCCAGAACCTGGAGAAAGAGCAGATCGACGCACAGATCGCAGTAACCCGCGCCAACGGTGAAGCAGATAGCCGCCTGGCCGTTGCGACTGCAAACGCCAAAGCCGTGGTGTTGGCCGGTGAAGCAGAAGCGAAAGCGATTAAAGCGAAGTCCGAAGCCCTGCAAGCCAACCCGCAGTTGGTCGAGTACACCAAAGCCATTAACTGGGATGGTAAATTACCGGCCACAATGGTGCCAGGTGCCACCGTTCCGTTTATCAACGTTAAATAATTACCTGGGGGCTGCGGCCCCCTTTCAGAAGGATCCCGATCATGGCATCAACAAAAAAAGCCCCATACAGCGCAAAAGCTAAAATCTGGTTTCCGTCCTACACGATGGAATTAAACGGCACCGCTAAGGGCGTTATTTATTCAATCTTTGGCGACATGCCCGACGACATGCGCGCCGAGGTATTAGCAAAACTGGCCGAGAAAGATCAGGCTATCCGTGACCGCAAGAAAGAGGGCTTTTAAGATGGGCGCAATTCCGAAAGAAATCACCTTACCAACCGTACAATTTCAGTTAACCGACGGCACGATCCTGCCGCAGCGTTCCAGCCAGGGCGCGGCATGTTTTGACCTGATCGCCACTGGCGTGGAGTTCCTCCCAGACGGCACGGCCATTTGCAACACCGGCCTGCGTGCAGCTATCCCAGCCGGTTGGGCAATGCTGATCTACAGCCGCAGCGGAATGGGCTTTAACGCCTCCACGCGTCTGGTGAACTGCGTAGGCGTGATCGATAGCGACTATCGCGGCGAAATCATGGTGAAGTTGGTCAACGATAAGCCGGGCTATCTGCCGCAGGTCAAAGACGGCAGCGAACTGCGCAACGTCAAAGTGGGCGACAAAGTGGCGCAATTCATGATCGTGCCAGCGTTTAACCTGCCGTTTGAACCGGTGCAGGATCTGGACGCTACCGATCGCGGTGAAAATGGTTTCGGGAGCACTGGCGCATGAAAGACGAACACGACAAAGTAACCGCAGACGCGTGGGAAGATGCGCAGCAGTATGGCGGCACGCAGGATCCTGCCGTTGTTTCTGGCCGTCGCTTTAAAGGCAGCGTTACGCCAGACGTGGCGCGCCAGAGTTGGGCAACACCGCAGTGGATTATTGACTTTGTGGCCGCAAAGTTCGGGTTTATCTCGATCGACGTATGCGCCACCGAACTGAACGCCAAAGCGGCCCAGTATTACACCGAAGTAACCAACGGCCTGGCCGACGGCAACAACTGGGGCGACGAGGGCGGGATCGCATGGTGTAACCCACCTTATGAGGATCCACTTCCGTGGGTGGAAAAGGCGATCGAGCAGGCAAAACAGCGCGGCGTAACCACGATCATGCTGGTGAATAATGACCCGTCCACCGCCTGGTTTTTAAAGGCGTTGCAGGGTGCCCAGACGGTGATCAATTTCATCGGGTACACCGACAAGGCCACCGGCAAGTTTAAATCTGGCCGCGTCGCTTTCGTGGATGCCCGCACCGGCGAGGAGGGCAGCAAAAACCCGAAAGGCAGCGTTATTTTTGAGATTAAGCCGAAGAAACGCGGCGGCATCAAAACAGAGTATTTGAGCCGCTTAGACATGGAAACGATCGGCGCGAAACTTCTGTAATACGGCGAGGTGAGAAAATGATTTTACTGGCACCAATGGGCGCGCTTAAGGCGCACAACCTGACCAAAGCAAAAAACGACGTGCGTTATTACCTGAACGGGATCGCGTTCGTCAAAGACGAGATCTGGAGCACCAGCGGGCACGTTGCGCTGCGTTCCAGCAACCTGCTGAACCCGGAGATCGATCGCAGCACCCGGATCATTCTGAACATCGGCAGATTGTCCACGGTGCGCGGCATTGAAACCGCCGTGATCGATACCGACGCGGGGATCGTTTACTACATTCCGCAGGTGATCGAGAAACGCAAAGATCTGGAAGAAATCGACTATAAGGCCACCCGCCTGGACGTCGCCACCGTGGAAGTGATAGACGGCAATTTCCCGGATCTGGATCGTGTCTACCCACCAGCGCAGAGCCAGCCCGCAGGCGTGCCGCTTATCTCGTTTAACGCTGAATATCTGGCATTGCCGCAGGCTATCGGCAAGGCGCTGGGCATGAAGTACAAAACCACGGCGATCGCGTTCCAGGGTGACAACACCAAAGCGGCCACGTTCACGTTGACCGAGCCAAACGGCAACACCCACCAGTTGGTTGTAATGCCGGTTCGCATGTAATCCCAGGGGGCTGCGGCCCCCACTTTCTGGAGTGTTCACAATGTTTATTATTGCCCTGATCCTTTACGTTTGCGGTGCGTTCCTGATGTTCGGTTTCATGAAGGAAACAGACTGCGAGATCGACGCGAAAGCCTACGCCACGATCGCGTTTTGGCCGTACACCGTGATCGGTTCCATGTGGTTGGTTATCAAAGCACTGGTGAAGAAATGAAAAAGGCCATTTTCCTGTTTAATCATTCTGACGTAATGCCCGGGCCGTGGCTGCGCGCTGGTTATGAGTGCTGGAGTTTTGACGGAAAACACCCGGAGGGCATCACGCGCGAGGGGAACTACGTCAAAGTTGGAATGTGGTTTCATGCCGAGCACAGCGCCAAACACGAATTGACGATCGCGCAGATGGTTGGCCCCGGGGTGGAGTTTATCGCCAGCTTTGCGGAATGCACTTTCTTAACCACCACCGGCGCGAAGTGGTTTTATCACCCGGATGATAAACACCTGCCCGTTTACCTGCGCAGGCCACACCCGCGCTACCCGAACCGCAAAGCCGATCAGGCCCGTGCCGTGATCCTGGCGCGCATGGTTGAACGTCTGGCGATCCTTTGCGACGGGTGCCCGTGGATGCTGGAGAATCCGCACAGCAACCACCTGGCAACGGTATGGCGATCAGCTGATCACTCATTCAACCCGAACGAGTACGGCGGGTATTTGCCGGTTGACGACGTTCACCCGAAGTTTCCGCAGGTGTACCCACCGCGCGACGCGTACCCGAAGAAAACGGGCATATGGTGCGGCAACGGCTTTGTGATGCCCACAAAGGTGCCCGTACCCTTTGCATTCTTCAAAGACGGAAAGCCGGTTAATCCTGGCTGGTACGCTACCGGCGGCAGAAGCAACCGCACCAAAGAGATCCGATCAATGACCCCGCGCGGCTTTGCCGAAGCCGTGGCGCAATTCAACATGAAGGTAAGACCATGCAACTGACCCCGATCCAGCAGGTGATTTTAGCGAGCCGATACGGTGAATTTATCACGACGATCCAGCACCTGGAGTTAGCGAGAGCGTGCGCCACGGTTGACCGCCGCAAAGTGTCCGAGGCAATGCGAGGTTGTGCCCGTGCCCGCCTTGCTGGGGGGATCCTCAATAAGAGCCTGCGCGCTACGCTGGAGACAATGAGCCGATCGATCTTTCCAGATACGAGCCTTGTTTATCTCAAAAACTGCCTGGCTAAAATGGAAACGGCATTAGAACGGGAGTTCACCCGCGACGGGGTAGACCTGAACGACGCCGAAGAAATGATGATCGCCTATGAGGCAGCAGCAGAAACCCGGCCAGAATGACCGCCAGCCCCTACGGGGGCTTTTTTTTTGCCTTTTTTATTGTTAACTACTTGCGCATATTCTCAAGATTAAGTATATTCATATCTCACCCGGCAACGCCGGACAACAAAACCAGAAGGAAACGAGAAAATGACTATAGCAATCACCATGAAAGTAACACTGGGCGCACTGGCTGGCCTGATCTCTTACTGCAACAACAAAAAAATGAAAATGGCTAAAATCCAGGCGCACGTTTCTAACATCGCGTTTCTTGAACTGAATCACCCAGCTTTTGCTTACGCCAAAGACCTGCTGAACGAAGCCGCAGACAAGCGCCGCACTTTCGCAGGTGTTGCTAACTGCATTCAGGCAGCAATTACCGAAATCAACCGCGTGATCGATGCAGCGCACGCCGAGGCGGTGGAAGTGGACGCGGTTGTAGAAACTGCGGTGATGAAATTTAAATATGGATCTGACCACTTCCAGGCGGTGATCAACGTTAAAAACGCATCGCATAGCGCCATTGTTCACGCTACCGCGTCAAATGGATGGAAGCCACGCGACACCCTGCGCCTTATCCGTCGGGTTTGGGTACTGGGGGAAGCAGCAGGGAAAGCGCACCGCGAGGCAATGGCCGAAATGATCGCACGTGCCCCGGCTAACGGTTCAATCCCAGGCTACGAAATCCCATTCTGATAACCCAGGGGGCGAAAGCCCCCACCGCTGGAGGCACCACCATGAAACTGACTATCAAAGAATTACGCGCACGCTACTGGAGCAACAACCCGCAGGCCAAAAAGGCGCTGGTATTCACCCGCAAGGCGAGCGCCGAGCCGGTGGAGATCTGCAACCCCCTGGCGCTGGCGCTGGCCCGCGTCAATTTCGACAACGCGCAGGCAATCCGCAACCGGGTGGCGATGTATGCCGCCAGCCCGGCAGCACGCAAACGAGCGTTAAGCGAAGCGCACGCGCAGATGCAGCGCGCAAATGAAAACCTTATGGCCGCTTATCTGGGTTATGACGAATGAGCAGGCAAGCAGACCGCCGCACGATCTGGGAGATCGCGCAGGCCACCGGGCTGGATGAATCGATCAGCAAAGTGGCCGCTATTTTCGGCGTTGACGATGTGGCGATCGACGCTGGCGACGGGGAGGGGTGGATCTACCTTAAGCGGGATCCCGACGAGGTGGATCGCGTCCTCCCAGGAGTGACGGCCACGAAAGACGAGCGCAAAGCCTTGCTGGCCGAGCACAAGAAACCAAACAAGCACCTAAAGGGCTAATCATGACCAAAGCAACGTTTATTAACATCACCGAGCGCCAGCCCGGGATCGGCGGGCAATACGTCGTTATCGCTACCCACGCAGAGCAACCGGCGCGCGAACTGGTGGCGATCTGGCAGGGCGAGAAGTGGATCAGCGGCAAGGGCTGGACGGTGCAGCAGTGGCGGCTAGAACGCCCGCAGCGCAAAACCACCAGTTACACGGTGGCCGAGGATCTGGAACTGCTGACCAACGACGGCCAGCGCGATGCCCGCGAAATGAGCCAGCATTTAGGCCGCAGCGAATCCAGCGTAAAAGTGCGCGCTTGCGTGTTGGGCGTGTCACTGGCTGCGGCTGGGAGGATTTACGAGCACTGGAACGGCACCGATGAAAAATACGTTGCCGAGCTAACGTTAGCGGGCTTTACACCGCAGGAGATTGGCGACAAGCTGGAGCGCAGCCGGGCGAGTGTTTACAGCAAGATCGAGGCACTACGGCGACAGGGCGTTTTACCACGCCACGGGGAATAGATAGAATCAGGGGGCCAAACGGCCCCCTTTGCTTGCCAACGTACCCGGCGAGGTGAGAAAAGCAAGCGGGGCAACATTAACCGATAACCGAGGAGCGATCAAGATGGGCGACTTTTGGCGAGCGCAGGATCGGCCAGATCTGGGGCAGGTCTGGCTAATCAGGACACGGGATCCCGCGCGTATCGCGTCGGGTGATGGGATCCTATATCTGGAGACTGACCCCACCGGGCTGGATGCCAGCGGGAGAGTGGCAAAAATCGACTACGGCAGCGCACCGCCACCGATGGCGTTTACCACCAACCTGCCGACCACTGCGCCAGATGTTTATTTAGGCAATAGTGAGACTTTCGGCCCGCTTACGGTGGCCGTTACCGGCGGCGTGCCGCCATACTCTTACCAGTGGAAGCGAGGCGCGGCCAACGTGGGCAGCAATTCCCCGACGTTTGGCCCGGCAACCGTTGACAGCGTTTTCCCGTCTAACGGGGCGTTTAATTGGTCATGCGTCGTTACCGATTCCGTGGGGAGTTCGATCACGTCCAACATTATGCCGGTGACGGCCTATCGTTTGCCGTCGTTCACTACCCAGCCGCCTGCCACGTTGTCAGTGGCTACCGGTGCCGCGATCTCGATCCCGACCACACCGGCCACGACGAGCAAAGCGCCACGGACTTACCAATGGTACAAAGACGGGAACCCGATCGCAGGGGCCACGGCTGCGAACTATTCCAAAGCGGCGGCAGTTGCTGGGGATGCTGGCACGTATTACCTGATTTTCAAGGATGCCAACAACAAGCAAGTGCAAAGCAACAATTGCGTGTTAACAATCACTTAAGAGGGTTTTTGAATGGCTAATTTCTTCACCGTACAAGACCGCCCCGACCTGGGCGGCGTGATGTTCACCCGGATCGTGGATCCTGCAACCAGCGCGGTGCCAGCGGGTAACGTGGTTTATCTGGACGCGGATCCAACTGGCACCTGGCAGGCACCGCCAGCCGTCTGCAATAAGATCCCGGCGATC